GCACCCTCGATAACTCGGCCCGTTGCAGCATCAGGAATCAACACAGCCCCTTTGAGGAATGTCTGACCCGTAGTATAAAACATACTAACAGTATCAGGCGCCCCACTGGAACCGGGAGTCCTTGCTGGAATCACGATGCGGCCCATTTAGTTATCCTCTTGTGTAAGTAAAGCTACGATTTATCAATCTTCTCTCCTGTAGCAGCAAGGGCAGCAGTAAGCCTTTCCTTGTTAGCTACAACTGCTGGGTCCAGCGTGCTTTCCTCAATAACAGGATTGTCAGACGCCAACGCTTGTGTCTTAAACTCACGCTCTTCTCTAGTAGATAAGTCGCTAATACCTAATTCTTTCTTTTGAGCTTTCGTACCATGCATCCTAATATATTGCTCATAACGGACTTCATCAATAATTTCCTTGTCCTCTTTAAGACATACCATGTAAACTGTATCACCTACGATTGATTCACTAGTACCAGATGAATGAAGAGAACGCCTAGGAGCGTATTCGTGGTCAATCCAGAAACCAAGGGCGCTCTTACGGTCAATTTCAATAGCATCTCTTGGTACCCACTCACCGTGAAGGTGAGGAGGTAAGTTCTCAACGGTAGTACGGTCACTAACCATACCACGCTCTAAGATGCGAACAGCGCGAGCTTTTCTTTCTTCACGCGACATACTCTTACGCATTTGCTCCTCAGTAAGAGGAGCTGCTTGGCCCTCAACAGGACGCTCGTTGACACTCATTTGGACTTCTCCTTCGTGCGCTCTTCTGGAGTTTTATAGGACACAACGTCAATAGGTTTAACTTCGTCGGTCAGTTCAATATAAGCTGCGTCTGATAATCTTTGCTCCCTCGCTAAACGACGTTCATTCTCACTTAAATCACGGAGCTTAGGCTTATCACCATCACCCCTAGAAGAAGGGGCAGAACTAGGACGCATATGTGGAGGAAGCACGTTAGTATCTACCCTAGGTGGATTGTTTGGGTCCTTGGAAGGTTCCTCTTTCTTAAGTGTTAAACCCGGAACCAACCCAAACTCTACAGCGCCACGTAAACCCATAATCGTACCACTTAAAGCTTCAGCAGTTGGATTAGGGTTCTTGCTCATCAACTGGTCAATTTGGTTTTCAACACCTGGCTGCGCTAAGAAAGCTGAGAAGCGTGGGTCACTCTTAGCATCAGCTTTCAAACGGTCGTACTGTGACGTAGCTTTGAACTCGTCACGAAACTCAATAAGGGGCTTAACCGTTTCCTTCAACTCACGCCTAAGCACAGTCATTGGGTCAGCCCAAAACTCTTTATTCTGGTCCGCAACGGGAAGCTCAGGCTTCCTAGATAACTCTTCAATTCTGGCGTTCTGTTGTCTAATTAATTCATCTTGGTCACGTAACTTAGCTAAGATAGCTTCTTGTTGTCTAGCTGCTGCATTTGGGTCTGGCGATGTAACAATAACACCAGAAGGGCTTGGGTCAGTAACCCCACTTGGGCTTGGGCTCGGCGTCGTCGTCGGTTCCTCTAGCATCTTCCGCTCCCTCAATAATAGAGTCCGCTGTTGCTAATTCTTGACCAATATGGTCACTACGGTCTTGGTACAATTCTTGAATAACTGCTCGTAACTCACTTACTGCATTCGCGTACCCTCTCTTCTCATAAGCATCATTAGGGTCCTTGAACAGTTGTAGCTGGCGCTGCGCCTCCATTTCCAAAACGCGCAGCAATTTGTGCAAGCACGTCCATCCTCTGTTGTGAGTTGCCATTTCCTTCAGGTCCAGCAGCTCCTCCTGACTGAGTACCGTCTCCAGACTGACCATTTAACATCTTCTCCACTTCCTCGACGATAATACGTTCCTTGTTCTTAACGTCGAAGGTGTCTAGGATTTGTCTCATTGCTTCGGTGGCAGCGATTAAGGCACGTTTTTGTACGATAGCCTGTAATTGAGGCTGACCTTGAGTGAGTAATAGCATGGATTGGTAGTATTGGGTAATGAGACCGGCTATTTGAACCCAATTCTGCCTATCCATGATACGATTACCCTGTTGACCAGCCGCAATGACCTCAAATATGATACTTTGACGGATAAGAGCAACGGGAAGCGTCATCAACTGTTTTAATTTCTCACCACCCTCAGCCCACTCAAAGTAAGATATATTCTTAGGACCGAATTGGACGATATTACAGAAGAGGTCAGTAATAACTTCGTTAGCACAGGTCTTAAGGTTCTTCATTACGAAGTCAAACTTCTTATTTCCCTCTTGGATGCGAGCTAAGTCTGACGTAGCAGTACCAGGAGTGCCAACTTGAGGCATCCCCATCATTACTTCGTTGACACCAGTACGTTGTTGAGAGTAAATCAGCGTACCTTGTTCGTTCGCAAAGGCGCTCTGTTGAACTTCGGACATTTTAAAGGGTTCAACGTGAGTCATATCATCCAAGAACCACATCTTACCAGGGAAGATTGGCTCTTTAGGACCATATCCACTCATACGATGCACCTTTAACATACCCATATTAGCCAAAGTACCTGAGTCTAACCTTTGGCGGTGCATAGTAGTGACTTCCCGCTGGAACATTTCGTTCTGTTTACAGATTCCAATACCTCTCCAGCGACCTTCAAGAGGCATATAGACAGCGATACGATATGCTCGGTGCAAATCTTCGTGCCAGTTATAGCGACAAGACAGGATATTGAGTGAATCTAAGTGAAAATGTACAACAATCTCTTCTTCCCGCCCATCACCATCAACATCAAACGCCAACCAAATTTCTTGCCAATGAATTCTAGCAGGCCAATGAGGCTTCCTGCGCTCTAGTTCCTCTTGTTTGGCCTCATAAGAGCGAGATTGGAGTGAAGAACTATCACTAGATACTGAATTAGAGACCCAGGGGAGTAACTTTTCGTAGCTACCCTTACGGAACATCCCACTTTCTTCAAGGAGCTTAATGTGGTAAGGATGCTCTGAGTGAACTTCACCAACCCAAGGGTCTAGTTGTGGGTCTTTGTACGAGAACGGAAATAAGTAGTTGGCTTGTGGAACAGCGTCAAGAGTAGCTCCATCCTTAATGATAACAGGGAACTCTTCTTCAACGCCCGCTGCGTTAATTCGGATTGCTTTCTTAATTACCTTCTCGTAACCAGTCTTTGCTATCCCTGTTCCAAACTTCTCTGTCTCAGCAATGAGGTCGTTAAAGGGCTTGTAGATTTTAATGTTGTGTTCAAGCTCATAATCTAACCAATTTTCAAGAGGCTTCTCTGTGTCACTAGCTATGAGAGAGCCTCGGGACTTAGCGGAGACAAAGGGCTTAGCGCCCCAAAACGTCATTATCGTACGTGCATGAATCGTCTCAAAAGCAATTGCCGTAAGAGGGATAATGATGTTAGCTGCACCTACGAACGGAAACGTCTTACGAGTGGCGACGGGCTTAGCCCAGTAATCAGTCTGCCATTGTTTTAAGTCATCAATGACTTGTGGACGCTCAAAGTCATGGCGCTCTAACTCATCCTTCAAGTAGGAAATGAGTCGAGTTTCTGTATCGGTGTCTAGTACAAGCTCACGCGGATAAGAGCCCATCTAATTAAGAACCTTACAAGCGGCATAACCTAAAGAGCCGTAGAAAAGTTTCTTAATAGTAGAAGTATGTGCCACAGGCCAAACTCCAAAGTTCATTGAGGGTCTAGCAATACTATCTGCGTACAGACCTGTAATTGGACCGGGTGTAAAGATTTTGAGAGAAGCTCCCCTGCCGGACTGTAAGTCGAATGTTCGTAGCATTGCGGTATCACGGGAGGATTGCTCGTACAGTAAGACGGGCCACAAAGCAGGACGGTTCTCTGTAACATTTATCACCACCGTGTCGTGAATGGTTTCCTTAACTACCAAATTGAATGTATCGGTAGTAGTACGATGGACTATATCCCGCCACCGCGTTTGTACGGTATCGTATTTCGTAATGATAGTTGGGATTACTCGCCCTACCGTTACTGTCTTTGGGAACAATATTCGCCCAACAATCACCCCAAGTAATAGAATTATTAGCGTTGGGAAAGCTTGGCGTAACCATTTCACTTAGCTACCTCATCTGGTTCACTTGTTTGAATTGCTGCAAGTAACGAGCCAGCCACGCGAGACAGGCCACCAACCAAAGCTCCAATCAAGAGCGCGATTAAAGCCTTCTTCTCTGTGAGACCAGTTGTTAAGCCTACTTGTAGAACAGTTAATGCACCCGCAGCAAACGAGACAGCGATTGTATGAAGTAATTTCTTCTGTTTAGTTGACAGCATCATAGTTGTTTAGTATCCAGTCGCAAGGTCACGTTCGTTTAGCACGTCTGCTTCCTCTAACTCCCTCTTATCTTGTTGAGCTTTAGTGATACCACGACGCCAGTTCTCGGGTCCATACGCGAGGGCATCAAGTAAGTGGTAATCATCAGTAGCACCAAAGTTGTCGAATTCCTCTATTAACTCAGTCTGGCCCTCGTTGAAATAAATCTGACCTGCTGAGAACCATTGGGCTAGAGTGCGTACTCTACCTAGTTTGGACTTATCTTGGGTGGTAGAGAGTTTCTTAGGCTCTGCCATTATGATGTTAAAGCGTAGGCCCCTAAGTTTCATCTCTGCTTCAAACCACGTTTTGTAGAGTGCGCTGAACAATACCTTTTCGATAACAACAGCACGAGGCCACCACTTCCGCACAAGCCCGAAAATCTCACCAGCTTGCTCTTCTATTTTAAGGGGCTTCTTGATAGCATCAAGGATGAATACTCTACCTTTATCGTCAGTCCCCGTTACAACGATACCACGCTTTCCTGTGGTAGCAGGGTCCACTAAGATAAGAATATCTAATTCCTTAGTGGAAACTGTGAGCGGTGCTACGATGCTAGTACCTGTGAACGCGGATATTTTATCCTTGGCGGTCCAGTAGTAATAACGCTTCCAAGCTGGATTAAATTCTGCTAATCCTTCATGTGGGTCATTAACGTATTGAGCAGCCCACACCTTGGCGTTCTTCTTTAAGATTTCTACTGCTTGGTCATCGAATTCTTCGTTAAAGATGAAGCGGGCTTCGCCATCCGTCCCACTCTCTTTAATCCTGCGAATGTACTTAAGCATCCGCTTACCATATTGCTTTATCGCGTGCGCGTATACATCATCCAGGGACCACCGCGTACCAATGAGGTCCATGTGGTCATACTTAATACGAATAAAGAAGGACTGAATGTTATCAAACCACTGTAATAATGTTTCTCTCTCAGCGCGGCTGTCTCTAGCTTTGTCACCAAATATATCGTCCAACTTAATGAGATTGTAGTGGCGACCTTGAGAGTGCCCGCCAACTCCAATCGTATCAAATGTGGGTTCTGCCCATCTCTCACTACGCGGAATTTCAAGCTCTAACTTATTCATACGCTGGATTCTAGCAGAAGGGACTAGCTCAGGAAATAGTCCCATGAATCCAGGGTTACTAGTGTAGTGTCTAGTTATTTCATACAGGAAGCGTGATGAACCTTCGTGCGATTCATGCCCAAGTAGGATTCGCACGTTGGAACCTAAATTGTAAGGCCAAGGCGCTTCAGGGTTGGGCAATGTTGCTTGTATGGTATCTATTACAGTAGCACACGTTGTTTTGAAGTGCGAACGAGGCATCAATATTAAACGGTATTGCTCTCGCCGTGTGCGGTGCAGCCAACTTAATAAGTTACCATGTAAGTTGGGAGATAGTCTAGTGTAACCTAAGATTCCGTAACCAAAGAAGAACGGGTCAAGTGAACAGAGTGAGCGAATGTACGCTACTTTATCTGTGGACAGTTCGCTATACTTCTTCTCTGATTCCTTCTTGGCTTTATCAATATTCTTCTGGTCTAGTGTAAGCTTCCAATCATCATCACTAACGGGGGGTAACATCTAACTCTATACTTGCACTTGGAGGATTAAGTAACCTAGCCTCTTGAGCCTTCCTCAAACCTTCTCCAATCAAAGCAGAAATTTCAGGAGACACAAATACAGCGTTCTTAGCATTTATAGTAGCTCCATCACTACTCTTAAAGTGTCCCAACCCCTTAAGAATTGCCATTGAGCGGTCAGCGATAGCGAAGGGATGGGACTCCACCAACCTGTCATCATCCATTACTTGAGTTAAGCGTTGAAGAGCCTTATCAGATAGGTGAGATAACCTCTCCTCTGTCTTTAGCTCAATATTCTTACGGAGGGACTCCATCAGTTGGCGACGGAGTAATTTTGCTTGGGGCTGATTAAGAACAGCGCAGACGTGTTGAGGAGTATATTTGGAGCGTTGAGCTATGGAAAGGTTACTCTCACCTAAACAAGAGCGCACAACCCACTCGTCAAACATAGGCTCCCACTTCTTAGCTCGCCACTTGTTAGTGACGGGGCCACGACGAGCGGGGGCGGCGGGCGCTGTGTCTAACTTAAGTTCAGGGACACTCATTGAGACCTTAACTCCTCAGATAGTTCTTTGATGGAATCAATCAATTCAACTGTTAGGTTATAATTCTTGTTGAGTAACCAAATCATTAATGCTGTGTTCTTGTCATATCCAAGCTCACGAAACACCGGCCACACACGAGAGTTAAAATCTCCAATGTAGGAACGCCAAGAGATTTCAGCTTCAGCGTCGAAGTTTAACTCTCCATCCTGACTAGGCATCTTATTAGTCAGGCGGAAGTGGACCGAAAGGACGACGCCCGTTACCAACATTTACGCTGACATAGTGTTCAACAAACAAGAAAGCGGTAAGAGCCACTACTGCCCAATACTTACCGTTAAAGGGTAAGCCCGCCAGCACTAACCAAACTACCAACCCAATTACCTCCACAGCCGTAAATATAATAACGCCCTTAAGAGCTCTGTTCATGGCTTCACCAAGAGTAAGTAGCCCCAAGCTACTAGGGCTCCCGTTGAATCATAGAATGAAGCTACGCGGTCACCTGCTGGAAAACGTCCATGAATTGGATAACGCTGTGGGCCGAAGTCGTATGGTAAACTAGCTTCAGCAACTATTAATGTATCGAGCATCATACGAGGACGAATCACAAGCATTGGTCCAATACGTTGAGCTGTTGCAGCTGATACTACATTTGACAATGGACCAAAGATGGCGGTGGAGTTAAGAACCCCTGTGTAAGATACAACTTGAAAGCTATAATAAGTGTTAGATGTCAAGCCGCCTAACACACATGAACGTGTACGCCCGCCACCACCAGTAGAACCATAAACAGGTGCAGCACACCCTCCAGCAGTAACATCTGGACTAGCTATCCATGAATAACTAGCAGCACTCCCGTAATGTACTACATAGCGAGCTATACCACTTCCGTTACTGGACACCTCTGTCCATGTTAAGATAGCTGTAGTGTCAGTTACAGCAGACACACGTAAAGTAGTAACTTGTGAAGGAGCTAAACTAGCGGGGGAGTTTAGGCCCGAAGCTCTCGCCAGCCATGCTCCGTTACCCGCTAGGCAAATAGCGCCCGCTAGCAATACACGTTTCATTTCTTAGCATTACCTCCGGCCACAGCACCAAAGTAACCACGCTGTTTCTTGGTAATAGGCTTACCATGAACTGTGCCGTCCTTCAATATCTCTTCAGCTTTCTGTTCTGTAAGAGCGTGAGGATTACCCGGTTGTGAGTGACCATCACGAATAGAGTAAGGCTTCCAGAAAGTTGCACAAGCGCCTGTTGAGTAATCTTCTTTGGAGCGGCTCATTTGGGCACCTTTAGTCCATAAGGCTTAAGAAGTTTCTTAGCGAGCTTAGAGATAGACTTACCCATGTAACCTTTTTTAGGTGGACCGATGCGACCCACTTTTTGTTTCCTGAGGCGGGGCATTATGGCTTCCTAACGACGCGAGTGTTGTCAGCGGGCTGCCTCTGGTCCACTAACGAAAACTGGCCTTCCGACGCTAAGTGTCTATCGTAATCCGCGTGGGTTGGCTTAACAGGAGCTAAGCCCTCAGCCGCTCTAATCCTCCGACGGAGCGTTGCTTCGTTAGCCATACGAGTGCTTAACTCAGCAGGATTCATCTCGCTAACATCCTTACGAGTGCGTCTAAGTGACGCAACCATGCTGGCGGGGGTTGCTGGCTGCTGCGGTTGCTGCTTAATAGAGTGAGCATCCCAGAATCCCATGTTAGTACCCACCACCCTTAACCCGCTTGAGTCTAGGATTACTACGCTTAGCAGAAGCACTAGCACCCCTACTTGCCGACGCGAGAATTGCTCCTGCCGCTTCCTTACTAACTCCCTCCTTAGCTGCAATCTTCCCTTGAACAGATGCAAAGCCAGGGTGCTTACCACCTTTAGCCCCCTTGCCGTAGACTGGATGGTCAGGATGCGATTTATTCATACCCTCATCCTAGTAAATGGCATATTGTTTAGCAACTCCGTACGTCCTGTCAGCAGTAACGTTACCGCTAGCTTTCAGCCGTAACCCAGTAGAAGCTAAAGCCCCTTGAGGAATTGTCTGCGCTTTCGTTGCCACGTTTGTTACTGGATAATCCGCTAACACCGCACCGTTGAGAATCTGATATGTTCTCCAACTACCACCCGCTGATGGCACCGCGTCATCAGTAACTTCTAATGTAAACGTAGCAGCGTCAGCAGATTTACATGACAAGGTAAGATTGATGGCATCCTCATAAGCTTCTCTTGCTATTAGGATATTCGACACCGATGTCCCGTTAGGAACTAATAAATCCAACACTCTAGCGCAGGCGTTAGCCATTGTCACTCACCCTAATAAAGTAAGAAAATGGTGGGCACACATCACCACCCTACCCTAAACATACACCCACGGCCCTAACGGTGTCAATAGCTAACCACGGACGCCTTCCAATTGGAACTCCCACTTACCAACTGCTCCAACTCCTCCAACTCTCAACAACCCCTCTCAACACAACCCTCCTCCTACTCATTACTACCTAAAAACTTGTAGCGATTTTATTGAGGTATGATGAGAGAATCTGCGCCGCGCATTTTGGGGGTACCGGGGGTCTCGCGTTATTGTGAAATAATTCACAAGCGAGTTACCCCAGGGTGGCGCCACTGTCTTGACAGTGACAGCTAACGCAACAGTGTCGCGACAGTGTTAGTAGTGATGACACTGTATCTACACTGTCAACAGGGAGCGGCGCGTCGGGCTTGCCCGCCCCTCCTGTAGGTCTAGACTGACAGATAAACACCGAAGTTTAAGTATCAGGACTGTAATGATAATGTAATGGTATTGTAATCCTTTTACTATTGACTTGTAATGGACAGAGTGTTAAGTTACCTTGTGGCTTGAGACAGGCTCTTTAACAATAGGAGGAAGCAATGCGTAAGGGCTGGAAGGTAGTAACACGTAACGGTCGAGTTGTGATCGTGTGGACGCTATGAGAGCCTTAATAGCCATAGCGTTAGTATGCTTGGAGTGTGGCAAGCTGTTCAAGCGCCGTACCGTAAGCTGCTTGACTACTTGCCCGAAGTGTCATAGCTCCGACGTAGAGTTAGCGCCGTGACAACCCAACCCGCTTTCGGTATGACCCACGGTTACAAGGTGGGCGATGTAGTAGTAGCAACGTTGCGGGAAGCGTTAGCAGAGTTAGCAAGACAGGGGCGTACGTTGTTTGAGTATGAGTATGTGTTAGTGGATTGGAGCAAGCGGTAGGCGTGGCGGCTCGGCGGGGTTCGACTCCCCGCCCCTACCTTGGGAAAGCAAGATAGCGTAAGGTGTTCTGGGTAGGTGAAACGTTTTGACACATCTTGACTTTCGCTAGGCTCTCTATTAGATTGTGTGATGCTGGACGGGCGATAGGCGCCCACGTTCTTTGACATTCACATTTAGAAAGGTAGGGTAAGACATTGCGTTATCTTCGCTTTACTAAGCCTGTTGTTGGTAAGGTTGACGGGCTTGGGGAACAGAGCACGGAAGCAGAGTATCCGCAGTTCGACAGTTTGGCTGAGGCTTCAGCTAGTGCGGGCGACGAGAGCAAGCTGCTTGTTTATATCAACTCGCGGGTCCGTGGCTCGGCTAAACAAGCTGTCACTAACGCGATCAACTCGGCGGACAAGGCCGTTGGCGTGGACAAGATTTTAAGCGATGCGCGGGCTGCGGGGCATGATTGGTCTATCGCATCGTTTACGGCGCGTGGGACTGGCGTTACGGCTCGCGCCGCAGCTTTCGACGATATCATGGCTCGCGTTCGGCGTGGTGAGGAAGTTTCGCCAGACGAGCTTAAGACGTTGGCCGCGCAGTTTGGTGCGTAGGAGTTAACTAGGTAGGGTTACGGGGAATGGGGCGCTAGGTATAGGCCCCTTTCTCTTTACGTTTAACTCGTAACTAGTTAATGCAGGAAGCGTTCCAATTATTCCAATTCCTCCAATTCAAGCAACGCAAGGCTTGAGTTGGGAGGGGGGGGGGCCTTCCGACATTCGCAAAACGCAAGACCGAAAGTGTCGTCAATCCGACACGTTTCTTAATATTGAGAAAAAAAAATAAGAAAAAGAGACCCTGTATAAGTAACTCGGTTAATAGATTGGCAAAATGCAAGACCCTTAGGGGTGGGATAGGGAAGGTGGGTCACCCAATTCAAGGCTTGACTTGCTTGAGTTGGGGCCGTTGGACTACTTGGAGGAATTGGAAAGGATGTTGCGCTAATGATAGTCTATGCTCTAAAACGTTGTGAAGAATACTGGATGCAGGATGATGCAGGGCTCTACGCTACGGCAGAAGGCGCCGTCAAAGCTGTAGGCCCCACGTTGCTGCGTAAGGATGATTGCGGGACGGTTATCTTAATAACCGTAGATAGCGAGCACTACGCTAACCCTAACGTTAGTAAGGTAGTTGCTTCGGA